CATCCTCTCGAAGCTCCGCTGGTCGAGATCCCTTTCCGGCTTCTGTTTCGTTTCCACGGCTTTGACGGGCGGCTTACCGTTCCGGTCCTGTGCGGGCCGATTCTTTTTCCGACGCCGATAGTCTTTCTGCCTGCATTTCGCGGAGCAATATTTCTGTTGGCTGCCCTTACCACTTGGCCTAAATTGCTTACCGCATACTTCGCAAATCATTGCGTTTCCTTCATTCCAAAACCAGTGAGGAACCCGAGTTCTTCGCGCAATCTTGTTGCAGCAGCTTCCGCCCGTGCAAGCGTCTTGAATGGACCTCTCTTGTATGCCTTCCTATTCTTGATAACCTCAACTTGCCATGCTTTTCGATCGTTACGCCAGTAGACACCACGGATTCCGGATTTGCTGTTCTTATTACAGGAAACACGATATTCGGAATTCTCCTGAACCGTTACTGTTCTCAAATGGTCTGGATTAACGCATGAACGGTTGTGACAGATATGATCAATCACCATCCCATCTGGGATAAACATGTTATGAGTCAATGCATATGCGAAGCGATGTGCCGGAACGGACGTCTTTGCCAGACGGAATGTGCCATATCACTTTGGGTGATGAGCACCGTTCCATTCCCAACATTTACTAGGGTCAGTGCTTCTGAAGTATTTATTAAATCGTTCTATGTCAGATGCTGACGCTTTGAAAAAGGCCATATTCCGCCTTTCATTCAACGTATGCGTAACACAATTCGTTACGCTTAAATTTCAAGAGAAATATCGGCACTGCACCCGAGGCGACCGGAAGGGGGCATACCCGGGGTCCCCGCCCTGGTATCGGAGTCAGATGCCGAACGTTTTGAACGGCATCGAGCTTGCTTTCACTTCCTGTCTGCCAGCCAGCAGCGCTCGTGCGTGTTCGTCTGTCTTGTCGCTCTTCATCCTGTTGCATCTGCGGTGCGTGAGCCTGCAGTTAGTGAAGCTGTATGGATCACCGCCACGTGAGACCGGTACGAGCTCGTCGACTTCGGCGCTCATCGGATGTGGTGTCTTCAATGTCTTGTCGACTGGCTTGCCACAGATGGCACACACGTCGTATGCGGCCAGCACTCTTGCCCTGAGCTGTCTGCGCCGCCAGCCGTTGCTGACACGCTCGTTACGCCGCTTGCTCATGTGGCCTCCCCACATGTATGAGCCCCGGGGTGTCATGGATGCATCAATGATTATCTTCGCCGTTGGCTTGCTGGAATGCCGGTATAGGGGCTCCCGTATATGGACACTCCCGTGTCTTGTAGGGGCTCCCCATCATCTGCGAATACCCCTACCCCGGGTTTGTTTCATGGGTGCCTTCGGCGGGATTCGAACCCGCGTCCACACGCGGCCACAAGGAAGAGAATCCAATAAAGACTCGCGGCCGGTACGATCTACCACTGATTCCTACGAAGGCATACCGGCAGGCGGATTTGAGCATCACCGCATCACGGAAGCACGGGATTGGCTTGCCTGCCACATTGGGGTATGTCCACTCTGACGGGAGTGGGCGGAGCGTGTCCGATATGCCGTTCGGACAGGACGGGACTGCAACACAGGGAGTTAGGAGAATCCATGGCGGATATGAAAAGGGTTCAAACCAAGTCACCTCGGTTTGAACCCTCTAATCCACTGACAATTGTGCGTTGCACTTTCGATTTTGTCAAATCAAGTCGCGTCGCACGACCTGTCCACGCACATCGGAAAGCCTGTACAACGGCTGCCCCTTCACGTTTTCGCCAACCGGCTGGAGCCTGCCGCGCTTGCGCCATGAGCGAATCGTGTTCGCATTGCACTGGAATCCGCATTCGCGCAGCAGCTCCGCGCACTCCCCCGCCGTGAACGCGCGTCCCGACCGAACGCATTCCATCAGGAACCCCAACCGCACATCCGCCACAAGGTAAGTGTTGCCGCACACGGGACATGCAACGCTTACCGCGCCGACCGCCGCTGTCAATTCGACTCCGCACAGCGGGTTCGGGCATCTTCCGATGCCATGTTTCGCAGGCGGCACGTCGATGATGTCCAGCGTCTTTCGAACCATCGACTCCCACTCATGGTAGAAGTCGGCGATATCAGGCATGCGGCGCAGTCGAGGACTGCCGGCGCAGACACGCAGCATGTCCACCAGCGGCGGATGCACGCCACAGGTAGCCCAAGGCATGGCAGGCGGAGCATACAACCGGCGCCAGAGTGCGATCGCGGCATCCTCGATGTCCTGCATGTGGTCGAGCACCGGCAATCGGATTGGCGTCGGCGCGGCTGGAAGGTTGACGCGTCCAGGCTGGCGGCCTCCGTAATGCGCGGTCGAGTCCAGGAACTCATGCAGCGAATCCAACCATGCTGGATATTCCCGCAGCCAGCCGCGCATCAGCCCATCGCATCTCGCGCACATGGTGTCGCCGACAGCGCATCCTCCGCCGCAGACGAGGCACACACCGGCGAGCGCTGGTGTTGTTTGGCTGGTGTTTGTTGTGGTGTTGGTGGTGGTTGGTTGGGATTCGTTGGTTGGTTCGTACATTTGTTCGATTCCCTCCGGCGTGGTAGTCTGGTTTGTGGTAATGCCAGAGCCCGGCCGGAAGGTCGGGTTCTTTGTTTATTCGGTGGCGGAGTCCTGTTTTTCGAGGTTGACGTGTTCGAGCTTGGCTCTATGGCGGAGCAGATTGGCGTATTCATCCATGACATCAAGCTGCCTGCTCAACAGGCTGATCGGACAGACGGGCTCGAAGCCAAGCGTGCCATCCGCATACCGCTGCAGCATGTCCCTGAGCCTGCCGGCACGAGCGGTCAACTCACGGTATTCGACGCGCATCCGCTCCTCATAATCGCCTCCGTCGGCGCTCGCGGGTTGCGCTTGGTCAGCGGCGGCGAGCACTTCGATGGCTTGGCGAACGTATCCGTCGCGGATCCATTCGGATGCGGTCTGCCATTCCTCGTGAATGATTTCGGTGGAGTCCTTGCGGAGCGCCCATTTGAGTCCGAACAGACGTTCGGCGACGGCTTCGGTGCGCGCGTCGATCGGCGGCAGTGGCGGTTCGAGTGTTTCCTCGCTCATTGTTCCGGTTCCTTTCCGTGGGATGATTTATGGTCGGTCTTCCAGATTCTGTGCCAGAACAGCCAGATCATCCAGGCTGGCACTTCGACCCAGATGGTCAGGTACGGCGAGACGGCGTAGATCTTCCACCACCTGCCGCAGATGACGCAATGCTCTATACGCCGGTCGGCATCCTGGGATGGTCCGATGCCATTGCTGGCGCAGATGGCTGTGCCGAGAGCGTTCCGGCACAGATGCGGAGTCCGGTCTTTCATTCGTCGGCCTCCGATTGGGACAGGCGCCACTGCTCGAAAAGACGGTAGGCATCCAGCGAGATGGTCCGGACCGGGCTGAACTTCAACCGCCACATGCAGTCGGCGCACACCTCGGTGAATGTCTTCGCCTGGCCGCCATAGATGAGGCCTATGGAATAGACGGGACTTGAACACCACCGGCCGCACAAATCGCAGGTGTGCATGTCCTGTGTGACCAACTCGTCACGCTGCGGCAGGAACGGATTCCCCGCACCCCTTTCATCCACGGCATCGGCGAGCGCCTTTGTGATCTCATCCTTGGCGGTGAGGTAGGCGTGATACCGGGTCGATGAAATCTCGTAGAGCGTCCGGTTTCCGTCGCGGGATGCGGCGCGCATTGCCGCGAGTTCCTGGTCGGTGAGTTTGTCGAGCACGCCGATGGCGATGTCTGCTTCACTGTCTTTCATTTCGTTTCCCTTCGTATTTGCTGGATGATCGCCTCGTATGGTTTGCGGTGGAAGATGCGTATCCACCATTCGGGGCGGCGGCCCCATATGGTTTTGACTTCGGTGAGAGGAAACCATGATACGTACCATTTTGAGCAATTTCCGCAGTACAGCACCTCGCCTTCCTCCTTCGGTCTGGGATGCTCATGGTCGAACGCTGGCGGCCTTGGCACCAAATAACTTCGATTGCTCATTTTGTGTCCTTGAGTGTGATGCGTTTCATTCCTTCGCCGTCTTCATTTCTTGGATTTCACCGTCGAAAAAATCGATGATGAGATTGCAGATGGCGGCCGCCGACGTTTTGAGCTGGGCTTTTTCCTCTTCGTTTTCGGCTTTGATGGCGAAAACGGCATCCTTGCTGTTGAAATTGATTCTCATTTCGTGTCCTTCGTGGTTGGGCGGACGGTGAATGCGACGAGTCCGGTCTCGGCATGGAATACCTTGGCCGGCTCGCCAGTCCTCAAGGACATGGACTGCGCGTAGTCGCCGGCATCGTCGATGTTCTCGAACGTTCTGACGCCTTCCGTGGTGACGACGTTGTAGCTCATCTTGCCGGCTCCTTGTCTGCACCGCTCACATGGCTCCAGTCGCATGACAGGCCGCCCCTCTGGTAGCCCGCGTAGACGACGCAGTCCACTTTCCTCGTGTCGGACAGTGTGACGATGCATTCCTTGATGTCGTCGCCGGACCTTTTGGAGCATGTGGTGCCGGTGGCGGCGATGGCGGGGGCCGGGGTCGACGTCTTGGACGCACTGCCGCATCCTGCGAGCGCGGTGCAGAGGGTGAGGGTGATGGCGGTGAGTGTGGCGCAGATGGTGTTTCTCATTGGGTTTCCTTTTTCGTGTGTGTGGTCCAGTGGTTCCAGTTGCGGATCGCGCGGTTGAGGTTCGGCCTGCCGGTCTGGATGATTCCGTATCTCTTCCGGCATGCCGGGCAGACGCATGCCCATATGGTTGCGACGTGTTGCAGGCTGTCGACGTGGTAGCAGTATCCGGCTTGGACGATGATTGGTCGTGCCTTTCGGCATTTGGGGCATGGCGTTGGGCGTCTCCATTTGCGTGGATGTTCCGGCGTGCGGTGGGCGGTCATGTCGATGATCTCCATCGGTCAGTCCTTTCCGTAGATGGCGAGGCTTCGTATGCCGTCGCCCATGCTGTTGGAACATGTGTTCGGATCGTGGTCGATGATGTCGTTTCCGATGCCCTGGAAGCGGAGGCTGGCGGTGCCGTCCGGATGTCGGATGAGTTCGAGCCGGCCGTCGATGATGACGTCCTGGTCGGTTTGGGCGATGCAGCGGCGGCCGATCAGGATGGCCGGATCGGCCGACCGCCATTTATGCAGCGGGACGTTGACGCTCACCGCGGCTCCTCGCCTTCGTTTTCGCCTTGGGTGTCCTTTCCGGCCGCGTCGTAGCCTTCGTCGTACACGTCGTCGAGCAGCGTCTGGAACTCGGGAGAGGCGAAGAACGTGCCGATGGCGTCCTTGGCCACGCGTCTCCATGGCTCTTTGCCATCCATGGGCATCTCGTTCCATGGGCGTGGATGGCGGGCCCCGTTGCTATGCCAGCGCAGGTAGATGGCCTCGGCCACCTTGTTCTGCGTCTCCAGACCGATCGGAATGGTCTCATGGTCTGCCATGATGGCTCCTTTCAGTATGTTTCCGGCGGTTCCGTGGCGGTACGGTCCGCAATGATGTAGGCGGCGAGCGCGACGCATAGGGTGAGGATGATGAGCAGGACATGCAGGGCGAGCCATTGGATGGGGATCCAGTGGTGGAGGCCGATGCCGATGATCGGCCGGATGATGGCGTGCGGCACGAGCAGCAGCGCGGCGAGGGCGAACAGCGTGGCGAACCAGTCGCCGATGCGGTTGGAGATGCGGTTGATGGTCTGTTTCATTCCGAGGTTCCTTTCATAGTTGGTTTGGTACGGTTCATGGCCTGTTGGCCATCCAGCCGATCAGGATGGCGGCGCATAGGAGGATCACTGCCGAGATGCTCATCACCTTGCTTCTTTCGTGGCGATGTATCGGACCGGATGTTCGGAGAGGTGGCGGATGATGCGCGCGTATTGGCGGATGTCGCGGTCGAGGCATGTGTCGGTGCGGTGGGCGCTAGCCACAGGCGTCTCCTCTTCCGGCCTCACGTCCCACCCGGCGGCTTCGAGACTGTCGCGGAGGGTGGCCATGTCGATGCGGTGGTAGTGCAGCGGGAGGTTCGGGCAGAGTCGGCCGATGAAGTCGAGGTCGAACTGCGGGTTGCTGCCTGCCGGATGGAGGGTGAACGATTGCGCGAGGCTGTCGACGTATTCCTCGAGCGCGTTCGCCGTTGCCTTTTCCGTATATCCGCCGTCGAGAGCGGCTTCGAGCAGTCCGTTGGCGCAGTGCATGCGCCACGCCTTGATGTTCCCGTCCGTAACGGATGCCTTGCGGCCTTTCAGTCCGATGACGCGGCGGAAACCTCCGACGCACCGCACGCCTCTCATGTCGGTGCAACGCATTTCCACCTCGAGGATCCTGTCATGGTCCGGGTCGAGTCCCGTGGTCTCCACGTCCATCCACAGCAGCATGTCCTCTTTGGCTTTTTCCTCGCTCATCATTGGTTTCCTTTCGTTCGGAGGAGAATGATTTCGGTCTGCGTGAGCGGTGTCGCGGTCTCGTCCATGTTCAGCCGCAGCCACCGGCCCTCCCAGTCGAGCACCGGCACATCACGCGGATCCGCGCCGAACGGCACGATCAATCCCAGCCGCTCCGCCTCGGCCACATGCTGGTGGACCCACCCATGGCAGCCCATGGTCCCACTGCCGCATAGTTCGACGATGTTGGCCGGACTGTGCCGCACATCCGGATCCGCCGCCCGCCGCAGTTGACGGTGATGGCCGGAGCGTCCAGGCCAGCATGACGGGTCATGGATGTTCGTCCCGCAACGCAGGCAATGCCAACCCTGCCGCTCCAAAGCGGCACGCTTCGAATCATCGAACTCACTCACAACGCACCCCCTCCTGCATCAGACCGTCGACCAGCACCAAACACGAAGTGCAATTGGCCCTCAACCCGGCCGCCATCGCCACGATGCCGTCATCCGCCCTGCCACCGGCGAGCGCTCGCAGTTCGATTGTGCTGGCGGTCTGGGCGGTGTCGGTGAGGAGTTGGGCGAGTTTGTCGAGTTGTTTCCTGGTCATTGGTTGTTCTCCTCGTCTTCTTCGTTTTCGTCGGAGTCGGCTTCGCTGATGGCGGCGGCGAGCTGGTCGAGGTGGCTGGTTTCGTCGTCGGTGGGCGTGTAGCCGAGGTCTTGGAGGATTTGGTAGTAGCCGGGGATGCGTCTGCTGGTGTCGTTGACGGTGGTCCAGTCGGTCGGGTCGATGAACCATTCGATGCGTGCGGCGAGGATGGTCACGGCTTCCAGTGGCCAGTCGGCGGTCTGCAGGCTGATGCGCGCGGCCGTGGGGGCGTCTTCGGCGGCGATGCCGCTGATCTTCTCGTATTCCTTGCGGCTGCCGCTGTGTTCGTTCCAGCTGGTGAGGGCGTCGGTGAAGCCGTTTGGGAAGGGGTCGATGATCTGCAGAAGTCCGAGCTTTGCCGCTGTTTCGATGAGCTTGTCGCGTTTGATGCCGTGGAGATGGCCGTGGAGCCATGTCATGCGCTTGTCCGCGGATGCGGCGGCGTATTCCTCGAGCGCGTGCCGGCGGGCGTCGCGTTCGGCCTGTTCGGCGGCTCGTCGGGCTTCCTTTTCGGCGTCGGCGGTCTTGTCGCGGCGGGTCCAGAGGTAGACCTGCTGCGACGTTTCGTGGATGGACACGGCGGCCGGGTTCTGTTCGCGGATCTTCTCGATGGCTTCTTCGGGGGTGCCGGTGGATGAGAACATGCAGCCGAGGTAGCACCATTCCGGGTCGCTGTAGGGCTTTTCGGGGTCGGGGATGAGGTTGATGCCGCTGTCGGACTCCACGAGGAGCGCGGCAACCGATTCGATCCATTGCCGGTCGTTCTCATCGCGTTCGATGCGGCTGAGGGTGTAGTCGAAGTTCGAGGTGCCCGCCGCCTGCGCGAGCTCCTTCTGCAGATCCGGACGGCCGTCATATCGCGCTATGGCCACGAGCTGGCCGATGGAGATCTGGCCGAAATCGTCGCGGGATGCTCTGACCTCGTTGTCGATGCTGGCGGCCTTGACGCGGTCACGCACGTAGTCGCCGCTTCGGCCGAGCCGGTGGGCGACGCTGGCGGTGGTGGCTCCGAGGTCGAGCATGCCCTGGATGGCGTCAGCCTCCTCGAGGACGGTGAGCTGTTCGCGCTGGCAGTTTTCGGTGACCATGGCCTCCAACTGCTGCAACGGGTCTAAGTCAAGCACGAAACACGGCACGGCTCCGATTCCGGCCTGCTTGCATGCGGCGAGACGACGATGGCCGGCGATGACACGATAGCGCTCGCCGTTGGGTACGACGCTGAGCGGCGAGAGCAGGCCGTTGGCTTTGATGCTGGCCGCGAGGTCGGTCACGTCGCCGATGTTTTTGCGTGGATTGTCGGGGTGTGGGTCGATCAGGCTCGTGTTGATGAGCTTGATTTCGTTGCTTTGGTAGTTGCTCATTGCTTCTCCTTGCTGGTTTCTTGTCGGTTGTTGAGTTCGTCTGCGCATGCCTGGCATGCCTTCCACCATTCGCTTGGGTTGCCGTTGCGGAGGCTTCCGGTGTGGTCGTATTCGTCCTCGTGTGGATCCATGAGCTGGTGGACGTGTTCGCAGTTCCAGGTGTGCTTGTGGCTTGGCGGCGGTGAGATTGGCTCGGGTGCCCAGATTTCCCATTGGTCGCGGAGCCATGTGTTGAGCCGTGGGATGTGGCCGCTGCGGATTTGGCCGTCGTTGACGGCGTGCTTGTAGCGGCGGAGCGCGGTCTGGAGGCGGGTGAGTTCGACGGGGTTTCCGGCGATGGCCGCGTACAGGGCTCTGGCTTCGGCTTCGGTCTTGCGGCCTTTCGCGCCGACGGATCCGGGATAGGCTTCGGCGAAACGGTCGAAGCCGGATTCCGGCGTGGCGGGTTGCTTCGGTTTGCCGGCGGGAGGGGTCGGAGAGGGTATATCGGTATAGGTATCGGTTTTATGCCATGTTTTTGCTTGGCTGTCCTCTAGCAACTTGCTAGAAGGTTTGCTACCCATCTCGCTACCGTTTTGCTCTCCGTTTGCTTGGCTGTTTTCTGGCGAGTCGCCAGACGTCTGCTTGGCTTTCTGGTTGGCCGCCTTGCGGCGTCCTCCCTTGCTTCCGGCCTTTCTGCGCGCCTCGCGCTGCTCTTCGGTCAACACTCGCGGCTCCCTGCATATGCCTTCGGCGTAGACGGGGCGCCATCCGCCGTCGTGCTCTTCCATAAGGCCCGAGTCAATGAGCTGCTGCAGCTGTTTCATGGTGCCGCCGGCGTCCTTGAGGTCGAGCTTGTCGAAGTGGCCGGGGTATGCTGCCGGATCCTTGGCCTGCATCGAGACGCCTTTGGAGTGGATGACGCACAGCTTGACCCACAGTCCCACGGTGGCGAGCGGCAGGCGGCGGATGCGCCTGTCGTCGGCCATCTGGTCGTCGATGATGAACCACATATCTCTCTTGCTCCTTCCGTGGTTCAGTCGATCTCACCGGTGTCCGGATCGACGGTCGCCTCCACGTCGCCGTCGTCCATGTCGAGGCTGCGGCGCAGGTCGTCGATGAGGATCATCTGCCGTGACGTGGCTGGCTTCGCGCACATGTTCTCCATGGCCAGTCCCGCGTCGAGGATGCGCTGCGCGAGGTCTGCGCAGTCGTACACGGCTTCGGTGATGGCGTGGATGCCTCCCCACTTGTCGATGTGCTCCTTCTTGGTGCGGGTGTCCATGACGGTGCGGCATGCCTTGAGCACGACGGCCGCGGACTTGGTGACCTGCTGGGTCTTGCCGATGAGGTCGATGAGCGTGTCAGGCGTGGCCTCCTGCGGGATGAGCGCCTGTTGTTCGCTGGCTTTCATTGCTGCTCCTTAGAACTCCGGTTCCGGATCGGGTTTGCCGAAACCTCCGAATGATGACCGGTCGTCCGACGGAACGCCCCACGGATCATCGGCAGGTGCGGCCGGTTGCGTGGACTGGGCCGGCTGTTGGCTCCAACCGCCCGCTCCGGTGTTGACGGTCGGCGTCTGCGCGGCGGGATTGCCGTAGACGGGACCTTGCGGCCGTCGGTCGATGCGGCTGACCTGCGCGGTGGCGTAGCGCAGGCTCGGGCCGATCTCGTCGACCTGCAGTTCCATGACGGTTCTGTTGGTGCCGTCCTGCGCCTGGTAAGAATGCTGTTGGAGGCGTCCCTGCGCAATTACGCGCATGCCCTTCGCAAGGCTCTGCGCGCAATGCGAGGCCATGTCACGCCATGCCGAGCAGCGCATGAACAGCGCCGCCCCATCCTCATACTGGCCGGTCTGCTTGTTATAGACGCGCGCGGTGTTTGCGATGGTGAAGCTGGCGACCTGCGCGCCCTGGCCGGTGGTCCTCAGTTCCGGATCCGCGGTGAGGTTGCCGACGATGGTGATGACGGTCTCCCCTATGGCCATGTCAGGCTCCCTTCACATATCCAGCCGGTTCCGGGCCGAGCTGGCTTGGATCCTTGGCCTTCCACGCGCATTTCGCGCGCAGGCATCCGGCCTCGCGGTCGATGACGATCTCGCCGAAGCGCGCCGGCGCGACCATGGTGAGGTTCCAGCCACGGTCGCGGTTGAGCGCGCTGATGGTCTCGTACAGTTCGCCGATCAGTTCGGCGGCCGTCATGCCGACGCTGGCGGGTGTGAGTGGCCATTCGAACCACTTCTCGCCGTCCGGCCTGCTTGGTGTTTTGCTTGGCAACGTTTGCCTCCTTTGGATTGATGTCGTGCCGGGGCGCGGATTCGAACCGCGCATCCATCCGCCGACGTGACCTCAGCACGCCGATCCATGGCGCCCGCATCCTGTCGCGGGCCCCGGCGAAGGCCGGACGGGAGGAGAAGAGAGAAGATGACCCGTCCGGCTGGTTTTAACGTCTTTTCCTTGACGCGCGGGCGGTTCCGGCATGGCCGCGCATGACGAACCACGTCCATGCCGCAATGTGTGCGGAACCGTCCAAGTCCTTCACTGCCGTTGCTCGTCCAGCCAGCGCGCGAAGCGGGGGTCGGAGCACAGGCGACGCATGATGACGGCCGTCGGAATGAGCACCGCGAACGGCGCGGCGATGAGATGTTCGATCGGATGCGTGCACGCCGGCGTGCAATACAGCACCCACATGGCCAGCAACCACACCGCGAACAGCAGCTGGTGCAGGATGACGTGGGCAAGGGCCTTCATCACATCAGCTCCTTGTTGATGGTGTCGATAACGATGTCCACGAGGTCGGCCACGTCGAGGTCGACGTATCCGACGATGTGACCGAGCGAACGCCTTGCTTCGATGTCGCCCCACCCGTCGGCATAGGCCGGACGAATGGCGTCGCCCTCGCCCTCAAATTCCCTGAATATCGCTTCGACGCAGGCTTTGCGGATGTCGTTCATTTGTCCTCCTTTTCTTCCCATGGATCAGGCCACGGGGTATCGGTACGCCAGTCGTTGTCGGTCATCACGCACCCACCTCTTCCTCGTATTCGGCCGTGCACTGGTACAGGTGTTGCGCGAAATAGGCGATCATCTGCTCCTTCGGATACATGACGATCCGTCCGACCTTTACGAACTTCGGGCCGATGCCCGCGCTACGCCAGTACGCCAGAGTGCCTTCCTTGATGCCGCAGTTGTCCGCGATGTCCTTCGTTGTGTTCATCGGCTTCAACGCCGCCGCCAATGCGGCGAACACCCTGACTTTGTTTCCTTCGAATTCGAAAGGCTGGATTTCATTGTTCATTGGATTCTCCTTGGATTTTTGATTGCTCCTTCGCATATGCTTGTGATGTTCAATCCGAGCATGAAAGGAGGTGAAATGGATAAGAGCTTTCTTAAAATCGATGGTGTTGTGCTTCCGGGCGCTCCAGATTTCCTTGTCGAACAGTTCAACGAAATCGAGGAGATTCTGAAAGGAATGAAGCCCGGAGAACGCAAAAGCAGAACCTTCATTGCGAGAACCAACGATGACAAAGAGAACATAATCACCGTTTCTCTGCATTGCGGTACCACAATGAGCCTCGACATCATCGATGATGGTTCCGATGCTTATCAAGCGTGTGCTGAACGCTTGAAGAACTAAGGACCGTTCTCTTAAAATCTCTCGAACCATCTTCTGAATCGCCGTCCGCGAGAGAGAGTTCCAATTCCTCGCGGACGGCTTTCCTTATCGCGCCAAGCATCGCCGGGTGCAGGCGTTCGAACTCCTCAACGGAAATCGGGTTCATGGATTCGTCCGGCGTCTCGGCCGGAATGTTGATGCTCATTTCGGATTCTCCTTAGAATCGTTTTCATTGGTGGTCATGCATTCCCATGACGCGTTTCTGTTACGTCGTTAGCTGTTGAGCCACAGATTGATGAAGATCGTGATGATGCTCACCACCGCGCAGGCGATGGAGAACCAGGTCGCTATCGTTTCCATGTGAGAACACCTTCCTTTCGATTCATGCGTCGGCGAGCGCTTCAGCGTCTTTGATGATGTCGGAGAGCTTGCGTCCGGTGACTTGGCTGATGCGGGCAAGCTCGTCGAAGTTGAACGTCCCGCCATTGAGTTTGCGGTTGAGACTGTTGCGTGGAATGCCTGCCTTTATTCCGACCTCATCCTGCGTGAGCCCAGCGTGTTTTATGGCGCTCTTGAGGACATCACCAATTTGTCGAGATGTCACATTTTCAATTTGCTTCAAACTGAACCTCCAAAGTTTTATTTAAGACTTATTTGTGTCATATGAGACATAATAAAGAAATATTTGCCTTATGCAAAACTCGGCGTGTCTCATATGAGACAAAAAACGGGGAAAATGACGTAATCTAAACACATGGCAACAGGAAAGAAAATCCCGACTATCGAATCAAAGGCGCTGTCGATAGCGATCAAACGGGCAATGGCGACAAGAGAACTGAAAGTAAAGTCGCTCGCTGAGAAATCAGGCGTCCCCTACGGGACGTTACGGAGGATCCTCGAACTGAACACCGTTGCCGATTATGAGCAATTGCAACGCATTTCGACGGCGTTGCGAACACCTCTGGCGCAGATCATCGCCGATGCGGATGAACTCAGCAAAGACCCAGAAGTTGTAAGCGATTTTGAGACATCTCACGAAGATATCGACATCGACAGGTGGGCCGACCGCATCAAAATCGAAGATTCCATTAAAACCAGATAGGAAGGGAGAGCAATGGAATTTGAAGAGAGCCTTAACCAGGTCGCAGCAAAGGTACGCGACCTCAAAGAGGGTATCGAAACAGAGGAAGCCACAAAGAACGCGTTCATCATGCCGTTCATCGGTCAAGTACTCGGTTATGACGTGTTCAACCCAACCGAAGTCGTGCCGGAATTCACCGCCGACGTTGGGGTCAAAAAAGGCGAAAAGGTTGATTACGCGCTCGTGCATGACGGTCAAGTGCAGATTCTTATCGAATGCAAGAAGATCGGCGTACCGCTCAGCTTGGAGAACGCAAGCCAGCTGTACCGGTATTTCGCGGTGACGAACGCGCGCATCGGCGTTCTGACCAACGGCCAGGTATGGAATTTCTACATGGACATCGATGAGCCGAACCGCATGGACTCGAAGCCGTTCCTGGTGCTGGATCTATTGGATATCGACCCGACGATAATCCCGGCGTTGCAGAAGCTGACCAAGCCGGCGTTCGACCTTGATTCCATCGCCAGCAGTGCCGAAGAGCTCAAATACGTCGGGGCACTCAAAAGAGCCATCGGAGAGGAGTTCAAAAGCCCGTCCGATGAGTTTGTAAAGCTGCTCGCCGGCCATGTGTACGATGGTTCCTTCTACGCTTCCGTCATGGATAAATTCAGACCGTTAGTCGGCAAAGCGCTTAAACAATTCCTCTCCGACCAGGTTAACGATCGGCTCAAAACCGCCCTTGGCGCCGATGACATTAAGGTCGGAACAATGGAACCCGACGAATCTGGCGAGAATGAAATTACCGAAGATGAAGCCGAAAACAAAGAAGATGATGGAATCATCACCACCGAGGAGGAAATCGCCGGATACCGCATTGTCAAAGCCATTGCCTGCAGCGATGTAGATCCGGAACGTGTAACGATGAGAGATGCAAAGAAATACTGCGCAATATTCCTCGACGATAACAACCGTAAGCCAATTGTTCGTCTTTATTTCAACACTAAGCAGAAATACCTGGGAATCTTCGATGAGAACAAGAACTGCGAGCGCATGCCTATCGATACGCTTAATGGTATCTATGCCTACTCTGAGCAGATTCGCGAAGAGGTGCGCCGCCTTCTATAACAGCATCATTTGAAAATAGTTCGAGTCCCGATGTACAGCTCAATGGATGTCGGGACTCTACCTTAAAAGCCGCCTGCATCTACGAATACCGCGAGCGCCAAAACCAGATCACCGATGATCTCATCGACCGTATCGCCGCGCACCCCGAAGACTATGACGTGGCCGCCAACACGGATCCGAACGCACGCCTCGAAGCCGAAACTCCAAGAGATTGAATTTTTAATGCAAATCAACCAAGGAAAGAAGGAAACCATGTACAGGAAGACAATCGCAACGGCCGTCGCCGGTCTGCTCATTCTCGGGCTTGGCGCATGCGGCAACGCCAGTGACTCCAAAACCGCCGACGCCGGCAGCACGAGCCAATCGCAGACGACGAAGAAGCCGGCAGAGAAGAAGCCGGTAGAACAGCCTGCGAATCTGACCGGCACATGGAAGCAGACCAACTCCGGCAGCACGGATTCCTGGATGGAGGCCGAGATCACGGCCGACACGATCACCGTCCAGTGGGTCAGCGACAACGGCGATACGAAGAGCCTGTACTGGAAGGGCTCCTACAATGCGCCAGACAAGGCCGGCGACTGGAAGTGGACGAGCCAGGGAGACACCGCGGCGATGCAGGCGTCCCTGCTCGGCTCGCAGGACGCCACCAAGGACTTCACCTACACCAAGGCGGACGGCGTCAGCTGGGAGACCACCGCGATGGGCACCACCACAGTGGTGAAGACCGCCAAGCAGTGAACGGCAATCCGGCCAAAAACCATTGGAAACATTAGCAATAGACCATTTTGCCGACGTCAGGAAAATGGTTGGGAAAGGATAAATATGGACAAGGAAACCATTGCCCGATACGCCGCGTCCTTGGATACGCTCCTCAATAAGGATGAGAATGGCGTGGAATTCTGGCACGCAAGAGAACTGATGAAGTATATGGGCTATACGAAATGGGAGAACTTCGCAAAAGTAATACAGCGCGCCCAATCGGCATGCCAGAACGCCGGGCAGCCGGTCGAAGCGCATTTTCGCGATGCCAAACGGGACGTCGAGCTTGGCAGCGGCGCCATCCGTTCCATCGATGATGTGAAGCTGACCCGTTACGCCTGCTATCTGGTGGCCCAGAACGGCGATCCACGCAAAGAGGAGGTCGCACTGCTGCAAAGCTATTTCGCCGTGCAGACACGTACCGCGGAGCTTCTGGAGCAGCGCATGGGCGAGATCCTGCGCATCGCGGGAAGGCACGCGTTGACCGCCGAGGAGAAGCAACTCAGCTCGCTCGCATACAAGCGCGGGGTCGGAGAGAAGGACTTCGGCGTGATCCGTTCACGCGGCGATCAGGCGCTATTCGGCATGAGCACGACGGAAATGAAATTCAAGCTCGATGTGCCGAAGAGCCGTCCGCTGGCCGATGTGCTCCATCCGATCGCCGTGACGGCGAAGCAGCTCGCCACGCAGATGACGAACTACGGGATCCAGGAACGTGACCTGCACGGGACGCCGGCGATCACACGGGAGCATGTGGACAACAACAAGGCCGTGCGAAAGAGCCTGTTCAGCCGTGGCATCGCGCCGGAGGACCTTCCGGCGATGGAGGACATCAAGAAGGTCGAGCGCAGGGCGAAGCGCGACGAGAAGCGCATCGAGGGAACGGGCTTCAGGAACGAGGATGCCGAAACAGGTGAATGACCGCATCCTGACATCCTGGTCGGAAACATTGGGAGTCCGGATCGAGGAACGCCGGTTGGCCGGAGACAGGTGCGGGATCTACTACGATCCGCTCCGTCTCATCATCATCGACGAACGGCTGGCCGGATTCCAACGCCGCTGCACATTGTGCCACGAACTCATCCACGCCAGACACCACGACCCCGGCTGTGGCAGCCAATACGGAATCAAATGCGAGCGCCGTTGCCGCAGGGAGACCGCGTTGGCGTTGATATCGCCGGTGGATTACGGCATGGCCGAGACGGTGTACGAGGGCAATACGTGGATGATGGCCACGGAGCTGGGTGTGACCGTGCAGGTGTTGCTGGATTATCGGCAGCTGCTTCATGATTCCGGCGTGTGCGTGCAATAGTTATACGCCTTTATACGTGTTTATAGAGCCTTATACCCGTTCGGATTCCTTATAAAAAATGACCCCGGCCACCCGCATACCGCGAGCGCCGGGGTGAAAAACATGTGGGAAGAAGCGCCATGAAAGTGACCATTGATGATCTGTGGCTCAAGAATGACGATGATGGCAATCCGCCGAGTCGCGCGGCCAAACGCTCTTTGGCGAACTCACGCGATCCGATGAAGGCCAATGTGCCTGAGAAGTGGCGTAAAAGCCGTTATGGAGTCGGGATGCGCTGGCGTTGTCATTGGACCATCGTCAAGGACGGTAGACGTGTGCAGAGGGTGAAGCAGTTCGCCAGGCTCGCCGAAGCGCAGGAATATGCCGCGGCCATGGAGGACGACATCCGGCGGGGACGCTACCGCGATCCTCGTCAGGAGCTTCGTGTCCTGGATGATGTGGCCGGCGAATGGCTCGCGTCGAAGGTTGATCTGAAACCCGGCACCGCAGGCCGGTATGCGAGGGAGCTGCGCCTGTACATCCTGCCCAAATGGGGTGGCATGACGTTGCGGGAGCTGCGCCCTGACATGCTGCAGGAGTGGGTCGGCCAGCTCATGGACGGTGGTTATCCGGCCGCGTTGCCGGACGGGCGTGATTCGAAGCCGCTGAGCGCGAGAAGCATCCGCAATATCATGAAAGTCGTTCTCAAGGGCATCTTTGACTACGCCGTCTCGAACGGGTGGATCGGTGAGAATCCTGTGGACAGGGTCACCGTGCCGAAGATCGTCTCCGATGACGACATGGTGTTCCTCTCGGTCCGCGAGGTCGAGTTGCTCGCGGACGAGGCGGAGAAGATCGGGAAGCCGGTGGACGGTCTGCTGGTCAGATGGCAGGCCTATACGGGATGCCGCATAGGCGAATCGCTTGCCCTTAAGGTCGGTGACGTGGACGCGGACAGGCGGCGCGCCAGGATAGGCCGCACATGGACTGACGACGGGCACGGCGGCAGCATGCTCGGCACCCCGAAGAACGGCAAGGCCCGCAACATCGCGATACCACGGTTCCTCATGCCGCAGATCAAGGCGCAGATGGATGGCATGGGTGATGACGACTGGCTGTTCCGTGCCACCCGTGGCGGGAACGTCTGGACGAACACGTGGCGGACAAGGATATGGAACAAGGCCGTCAAAGCGGCCGGCATGGAGGACACGGGCGTGACCATACACAGTCTGCGCCACACGTACGCGAGCTTCGCAATCGCCCAGGGCGCGGATGTGAAGACCCTGCAGATGCAGCTCGGCCATTCCTCTCCCAGCATCACATTGAACACCTACACGGCGCTCTGGCCGGAACGATTGGACGACGTGGCCGACGCGATCGGAGCCCTCCGCGAGCGCGAACTCGTGTGAATCGGGTATGGAGGTACCGCGGCGTTTGTATGCATTTGTATGCGGATTGTTTTCGACGGAAAAAATAAGCCCTTGAAAACCTAATGTTTCCAAGGGCTCCGGTCGGGCTGACAGGATTTGAACCTGCGACATTCTGCTCCCAAAGCAGACGCGCTAC